AGATTTAAAATATCATCACTAACTAATTCAACATCTGGTTCGTCCATCTCAATCTTAATGAATGATTTCCCATGCTTTCCAGTAATTTTACACTCCATATGGAATGGGGTTGACTTAAAATCTCTTATAAAATCACCATGAATAGCCAATATATCATCATCTAACCCTACTTTTCTATCTGTTGGTAGTTCTTCCCATTTTATATTAATGGATGCCTTAGCTAATTTCTCAAGATATGTAATATTTTGACTCTCTTTTGTTGTATGTTCATCAAAATATCCAACCGAAATGTTTGTACATTCTGGTATCTGGTCTATAAATGATGCGGAATCTGTGTAGATGCCAGTTGGATCTAAACTAAGTTTCATACCCTGAGCATTATATTGATCCGCTAATGTCTGTGCAAACTTATCAGAGCAACACTGAATGCCTAGTTGTTCAGTAATAACTGAATAATAGTTTCTTCTATCAAATGATACACATCTTTTTACACCTTTCAAGTGTTCAACTTTTTCAAATACTGAAGAAAGTTGACCTGATCCGATACCACCACGTTCCTCACCAATAAAAAAGTAATAAATACCTGGTATGTTATGAGAAATCATATATAACATCACAGAAACTCCTGATTTATCATCTGCTCCTAAAATAGTAGTTCCATCACTCATTAAATGTTCTTGACCACTAACAATCTCTGAATATAAAGTAACCTTTGATTTCTTTCTATCAGCAGTATCTAAGTGTGAAGTAAACATTGTTTCTGAATTACCAATTATCTTATAATAATTGCCAATATCGTCCTTTTTTAAACCAGCATTAGAGATTAAAGGAATTACTTCTTCTTCGTGTCCATGTGGATATGTTTCAGTAACAAGAGATATAAATGTTGATCTTACATCTTTCGGATTCCAAGTAAAACTAGGAACCTCAACTTTAACAGATTTATTAACAGGAACATCTTTTTGTAACTCTGGTAATGGTTTGCCTTTTTTCAATAAATTATATTTCTGTGTAAATGATTTAATCTCAGCTTCTGTAAACGAATTACCAAGAAAATACCTAACAAAGGCTCCTACTTTCATAGGTCGCCATCTACTCATTATCTTAACATCAAATGACCAATCTTGTGAAGATTTATCAACCATTTCAATACCTATCTCATTATCTAAAATAGGATCTCCTTCGACTTTAATTAGTCTATCAGAAATTTTATCACCAATACTATCAAATATATCGTAAAGGCTGTCTGTGTATGCTAGTAATGGTTGTTTTGACATTAGTTTGGATATTTTTATTATATATTAAATAGTAATATTGATTTCTTCCGCATTTTTATAATCAACTCTAACTTGACCAGGATTCATATTTGACTCCTTCTTAACAAACTTAGCCTTACAACAAACAACTACACAATTTCCTTTAGCTTTTGAATTTTTTGCAGCTAATTGTGCTACTTGTTTTTTAACTTCATTTGAGATTAATCTATCCTTTTGTCTTATTATTATATGTGAACCTGGAACTCCTTTAACATGAAACCACAAATCTTCTGGATCAGCCATAATGGTGGTTAAGTGGTCATTAGATATCGCATCTCTACCCATTATTATTTGATATCCGTCTATCTCTAACTTCTTTAAATTTGGAGATTTATCCTTTTTAGACTCTTGGAATGATTTAAATTTTCTTATCATATTTATATATATTATTTAGTAAAAACAAAAAACCCTCTCAATTTGAGAGGGTTTTAAAAATTATTCTAATAGATTAAACTGTAAATTTAAATGTCTCAAGTGATCCAAAATCTCCTGAGGAAAGAGTCAACGCAAATGTTGTTGTTCCACCAGAAAAAGAAGCTCCTGAAAATGTAAAAGTACCAAGTCCTACTTGTTTATCAACAAGAACTGAGAATCCATTGTAATATACACCTGTATTACTAGGTGCAGAAAACACAATACTACTTCCACTTGTTGTAGCAGAGAATCCAGTAGCAGCACCAGTAAATGACATACTACCAATAAGTAGATTTAAAGCATCTGTTGTACTTTGTGTAGCTGAAAAGGTATATCCCCCAGCTCCTAAAATAGAAACACCACCAGAAGTTGGAAGTTTAAACCCAACATTAGCATTTTTTGAGGCAGTACCACTAAATGTGATTGTAGCAGTTGATGCGTTATAAGTCGTGGTTGTAGTCGTAGAAGATGTTGAAGCATCTAAAACCGCTGAAAACGTATAACTAGAATTGCTATAATTTCCATTACTTAATGATATTGTTTGAGATGATGTAAATCCACCCAATGTTATAGTAGATTGTCCTCTCAATCTAAGAGCAGTTATATCCAATGTAACTACATCAGTTGTATAACTGTATGTTGCTGAATTAATGTTTAAATACGGTCTTGCCATTTTATTTATATTTATTTTTATTTATATATTATATTCGAAAAATGGTTTTTACTATTTCTAACTAGAATTTCTTAACCAGGCATATTTTTTATTACCAGCACCATATATTTTATAAATTTTCAATTCTCTTAAAATATTAGAAGCTGATTTATTTTTATCATAACCCATTTTTACGAGATTTGATTTGTTAAAATTATGCCTGCTTATTCTTTTGTGATTTTTAATATACCAGTATGACTCCTTACTCTCAGAAACAAAAATCATTCCAATACCTTCATATAAGCCACCAACCCATTCATTAGCAGAAAAACTATATACATAATTAATATTAGTATAATTTTTCTTAAAATAATTAAATAGCTTACTGGCTGACCCAACCACATTGGTATTCAACTTTGAACAGAATCTATATAACTCATATACATTACTATTATCAATCTTTTTAGATGATATATTACCTCTTGGTTTACCAAAAGTCATTAAAGAAACCAATTCATTATTATAAAATAGTCCAATATTTACTTTGGATTTGGTAATTCCCTGAAGATGATTATCAGTTAAAAATGAACTAACCTCTTCGAACTTTAATTCTTTTACCGAGCAATTTCTAGCATATATTTTATTTTCTGTCAATTTTAATAAATTCATAATTCGACTCTTTACAATGCTTTGTTTGTACTTCCAATCATCCTCAAATATTTGAATCAAGTTAATATTATTATCAATTGCTGATTTATATTTATTATAGTGATAATTAGACTTCTTATTAATCTCACAATGCCAATATAGTCCATTAAACTCAAATCCTATTCTTAATTCTGGTAAATAGATATCAATTTCCGATCCTATCACCTTTCTATTATTACAAATAATCTCACCATCATAAATACTTTCTATAAATTTTCTAAGCTCATTTTCACCATTAGAAGTGCTAAATGATTGTGTAATACAATCTCTCCAATCGAGACCAAGATATAAACGTTGATCTAAGACTTTTCTTTCTATTTTATGTAGTTTATTACATTTATCACATTTAATAGTATATCCCTCATCTTCGGATATGCTAATTAACTTTGAATTACCTATTAAATCCTTTAAATTTTCAACCCTTTTTTTCTTTCTATTTTCTATATTCTTGTAAATTAAAGATGAGTGTGAAACTCCATAAGTCTTCAACATAGTATCAATAGATTTTTTCTTTGAATCTTTTGCACTACAAGAATTTGAGCAGTAGTTTTGAAATCCGATAGTTTTGTTTTTAAATTTAACATTATTATTACAACATTTACACTTTGGTGTTTCCAAAATATTATATCGATATCTAAAAATCCTCTCACTTATTGTTGGACCATCAAATTTATTAATATCATCTAGTATGTTTTTTGCATTTATCAATAACCATGCCTCCTTAGAATAGATACCAGATTTATTGTAATTATCGTATAATTTAAAATAATCCTCCTTTTTTATTTCTTTAATTTCCAACATATATACTTATATATCAAATTTAATATTTGGTTTTTTCCCAAATATTAAAAAGTTAACAAAAACAAAAAACCCACTCAAATGAGTGGGTTTTTTGTTCAATAAATATTGATTAGTTCAAGTATTGACCTGCATCTACTACAACAATAGTCATATATTGTTTTTGTGGGAAGAATCCAACATCAGCGATTGCGTAACGTGAACGTAAAAGCATTCTTGGAGCGAAAGTTGCTTCAGAAATTACACTGATAGACTGAGCCATCAAGTAAGGTACGAAGATAAGACCTGGTTGGTCTGGGTTATTCTTTCTACCAAGAACGATTCTGTTGTCGTTATATCTCATATAAGGGTCAACGTAGATTTGAATGTCTCCGATTGTTCCTACTGGATATAATTGACCAGCTCCGTTCATTTTAGATTTAACTGGGTTAATTGTGTAACCAGCGATATCCATAAGAGCTGCAGCGATACCTCCATTAGTCACCGCAAATTGTGCAGGACCAACACGACCTTCAGTCGCAATGTAGTTTGACGCGTGTGCTAACTTAGTGATAAGTTTTCTTTGAATAGCGTGAGTTGTTTCTCCACCAATACCACCGTTTTGGATAGCATAGTTAGTGTTTAAGTCAAAGATAGTTGAAGCAGTTGATGTAACAGCTCCAGCGTATGCTGCCAAAGGAGCATTAGCTCTGTTTAAATCACCAAGAGCAAATATCTTAGCAACGATTTGTTTAGAGATTGTTTGAGATAACTCATTAACAAGGATAGATTCCATCTTTTGTACGATGTCCATACCAGTGTTAGCTTTGATATCTTCAATTTCTGTTCTTCTAAGAGCAGTTGATACTTCAATAGTACCTACAGCGATTGATTTAGAAGAGATTTTTGGTCCGATAACACCAGAATAAGTCTGGTCATCAGTTAAACGATCCATAGGATAGTCACCTGAACTTAAGTTAGAAGCCCAGTTTGCAGAGAATCCTGGAAGATGATCTTCAAGAGCAGATACTAATTCGATAGTTACTGATGCAGTAACACCAACAGTTCCGATATAGTTGATTTGATCAACCATTGATCCAGTTGAACCGAATGTATTTAAGCTTGCATCAAATGCGTATGGATAGTTAGGTGCTAAAGTACCACCAACGTTTCCACCGTTTGATTGTCTGTATGCTTTGAACATAGGAGCTCCATCAATACGAGAGAATCCTAAGAATTCCAAAACACCTGCTTTTGAACCACCTGGTTCAGCATTTACAAGAGCAGCATTTGTAGATATTGTATTAACAAATACTCTTGTTCCTTGAACACCACCTTGTGTTAATGTACCACTTCCAGCAGCTACAGCTGTTGTTAAGTTAGTTTTAATTGAAGTCAAAGCTCCACTAACTGATGAAGAAGTAATTTTAAATACTTGTGGACGACCAGTTGTTCCACCGTTTGCTAAATCATCGTATTGAAAGTCGATGAAAAGTAAGTCGATTTTTGGACCAGGAGTTGGCTTTACAGCTACTAAATCAAGACCGATTGTTTGAGCTGCGATTTTCATTGCAACTGGTAACAAGTTTTGACCTAAATCTCCAGATCCTATTGTAGCAGGAGCAGAACCCCCACCGAATCCAGCACCACCACCAAGGTAACCTGGTAATGAACCTACTCCAGCAGCAACTACACTTCCCATACCTGCTGTGGTTGCGTTAGCGTAAGCGTTCTCATTGATAGAGTGGAACTCTGCCATTTCTGACATCCATTCAATCTTATCACCGGTAACACCCATGTTCTCCAATACTGGAGACCATTTCTTAACCGCTTTTTGTTTGTCTATTCTAATGTGTGACATAATTTTTATTTTTTTTTTAAGTTTTTATCTCTTTATCCCGAGATTAAAGGTTTTTGAATCTTTCCATAATAGCAGTTAATTCACCATCAGATAATTTATCTTCTTGGATTAATGCTTCATGTGCTACCAATTTCTTAGTAACTGATTCGTTCTTTTTGAGATTTCTAGTTAACCAGAAGTGTTCAACTTGTGATTCTGTTTTCATAACATCATCTGGGTAAAGTCTAGCCTGTGAAAGGATAGATTTTCTAGCACTCTCATTTAAGTGATTCCAGATTGGCTTGATATTTTCAGGCATCAATCTGATTACTCTTTCTTCAAGAGATTCGTTTTTTGAACTCAAGGCCTCAGAGACTAACTTCAATACATCAGATGTAGTGAAGAAACTTTTTTCGTTTATGTAAAGTTTAACAGTTTCTTGTTCTTCATTTGTAAGATTGTAGAAACTATCAACCTGAGATTTGTTTAAAAACTTTAAAAAGTGTAGATCGGATGTTTCAGTAGCTTTACGTTTTTTAGCTTCTTCGATCAATTTATCAATAGATTGTGATAATTCTGAATCTGATTCTCCTGTAACTTCGTAGGATTCTTCATCTTCTTCATGAGATTCTTCTTCTTCTTCTTCGTCAACAGCCGTTAGACTATCTTCTTCTGGAGTTTCCTCATGTGCTGGAGATTCTTCTTCGTCATTCCAAGATTTTTCTTCTTCTTCTTCCTCATCTTCAACAGCCTCAAAACCTGCTGCTTTTAAAGTTGGGAATTTTTCTTCTTCTTCACCCATAGATTCTAATAGTTTTCCACCATTTAATCTTTCAGTGATAAGACCAGAATAAGAAATAGATTTGTCTAAGTTTTCTGCGATATATTCTGAATAAGCGATATTATCATCAAGATTTTCAGCGATATATTCAGAGTATGCAATATTACCTTCTACGTGTTCTGCAAGATACTCAGAATAAGCAATTGTGTTATCTAAGTGTTCTGCAATGTACTCTCCGTAAGAGATAGATTTGTCTAAGTTTTCAGCGATGTACTCAGCATATGCAATGTTTTTATCGAGGTTCTCTGCTATGTATTCAGAGTATGCAATGTTTTTATCAAGATTTTCAGCTAAGTATTCTCCATAAGAAATGTTCTTATCAAGATTCTCAGCGATATATTCAGCATAAGAAATGTTCTTGTCAAGTTGTTCAGCGATATACTCAGAGTAAACGATGTTTTTATCAAGATTCTCAGAAACATACTCAGAATAATTGATAGCCTTTTCAAGATTTTCAGCTAGATAATCATTGTGTTTAATAAGTTTCGCAGTTGTTGATTTAAGAGAAGTATTCTCTGTAACCATAACTTGAACTTTCTCTGCTAAGTAATCTAAATACTTAACAATTTGTCCGTTTGTTTTATTTAATTCCTCATAATATTCAAGAAGTTGTTCTAACTTCTTAGGGTTAAGGTTTCCCTTATTTAATGCCGATGTTACATTCTTCTTTGTAGAAGCCAACTCATTTACTAAGTATTTTGAGTAGTCGGTTAATTGTTTCTTGGTTACGAAATCGTTAGCGTTCATATTGAATAATTCGTTAATTTTTGAGTCCTCTGACATCTCGTAAATTCTAAAATTTGCCTTCGCGTTATAACCCAAAGACTCATTTAAAGTCTTAACTGTCATTTTAGCAGAAGCAAACCCAGGATCTGCAACAATATCATATGTGAATAATTTTTTAAGTGAAACTGTTCCATCAGCCTCGGTAACACCAGCGGCACGTGAAGAAACAAATATTGGACAACCATCATTTACAAGTGCTTTAGCTTCTTTACCCCAATAGGTATTAAGAAGTCTAATTTCACCTTCAACTCTGTTGCTTTCTTTAATAAAAGAAGCTTTTCTCACGATGTGAGAAGATCTTGAAAGTGAAGTATCAAAAACATCTGGATGATCGAATTCTCCATAGACTACGCCAAGTGAAGTTATTCTTTCATTTAATTCATTCAAACATGGAATGAATTTATCTGATGTATATACTCTTTCATTACGATTTTTAACATCGAACTCAGTGAATATACCACCTAAGATACTTTGATCCTTCTGTCCACTATTCTCGTTAAGAGTTAGTGAGTTTGTTGAGTTTTCTACAATTAGGACTGATTTCATGAAATTATTGTCTTTATTTTGAATGTATATATGAAAAGTTAAAAACCGTGAAAAAATAAAGGTGGATTTTTTACAGAAGTTGTTGAATCTTAGAAAAACACTCAGTAAGGAAAGGATAGTGTTAAATGTCAAATATATCTTGAGGAAAATGACTAATAGAGATATATACTTTAAAATTTTATGGTTTTTTATGATCCTTACTAGAGAAATAAAGATAAGACTAAATGAATCCAACTATCAATACTTTGATAACTTAGGTTATGAAGTATCAATTGGAGATGAGTTAAGTATTCCAGTTGAATTATTATCAAAGGGTTCTCACCATAAAATAAAGTGTAAATGTGATGGGTGTGGGATTGAAAAAGATGTCATATTTAAAAATTATGTCAAGTATGATAATAAATGGGGATTCTATTATTGTAGAAAATGTTCTGAAAAGAAAAGAAAAGAATCTTTAACCAAAAGTCATGGTGTTGAATATCCAATTCAGAATAAAAAAATCTATAAGAAAATGAAGCAAACCATATCTGAAAGAAAGAAGTAATATGGAATCACTAGTAGTTTTAAACTCCAATACAAACAACATTCGAAACTTCAAATCCTTATTAGAAAAATATAGAAATTACGAATCATGTATCCGTGATATTAAAATCAATACTATTCTTGGGGAGAAGTGTCTTTTTGAAGTTGAAGATATAAATCCATCAATAATTTGTGATTTTACCAAAGAATCTATAACTAGTCTCTCACAATCAGCTATCATAATCAATAAATTATCATTCAAAATAAATACTGATTTAACAATTTTAGAATTAAAAGTAAGTTATAAATTACTTACCACCCAAATGGGTAAATTAATAACTGAATTACAAAAAATAGGAATTAAATTAGATATTAAACCAAAATTAAATGATTTCTTGGAAGTTACTGGATTTTATATTGATAAAGATTGTGTTTCAACTCATTCTTAGAATTCAAATTCTGATCCACCAGTATCTCCACCCGTTTCTCCACCTGCCCCAGTATCACCCGTTTCTCCACCTGGAGCCGGAGCTTCCGATGTTGTTTGATCAGGTGAAGTTTGACCTATATCACCACCCATATCATCACCTTCTAGGCCGCCAGCATCTGGACCTGCTTCTGGACCTGATCCACCTCCAGCAGATTCTTTGATCCAATACTTCTTATTTTCTTCTTTTTCTTCTGGAGTTAACTTCAAAACATGATCAATCAAATATTCAATGTGAAAGTAAGGTTGTCCATCTGATTTTTGAATACCATTTAAAGTTCCAAGAATCTCAGCCTTTTTAGAAAGATTGCCTAGTTTTTTCCACTCTTCAAATAGTTGATTAGAAAGGAATTGAATATCAACTTCATTCATGAATCTTTCATCATCCTTCAATTCCGGAAACTCAACTAACATTTGTAGTTTTAGCGGTTTAACTACTATCTCTTTAAAGTTAGATCGTAATCTCATAATAAAATTGCCAAATTTTGCCTCATCACGAGTCATCTCAGCAGCATCAGTAAATACATTACCACCACCAGACTCATCATGTTGAAAACGTTGAATAGGTATTTTAGAAGCCCTTTTTAAGATATTAAAAAACCATTTTAATATATCATCTTCATTCAGATTATGACCAACACCGGTATTCATAATTTCCATTGTTGGAGTACCACCATCACCTTCTGGAAACCAGTATTGTTTATTATATGAGAGATGTTTTTGTCCATTAATTCTTAAAGTACCAAGTGTATCATCCCACTCAACTTCTTCTGAATAATCCTGAATGAGTTGCCCTATTTGTTCTTCTGCTTTTTGTCTACCTAGACCTTTAGTAGGAATTACAAATTTTTGATAAAGTGTAGCATTAACAAGGTTGAACATAATTTTAGTTTGTTCAATAATTTTCAATTGATTATATGGTTTAATTAAACCCTCAATGTAAGAAGTTTCAGAATAATCATTCTGTGCTGAATATGAGATGAAAATAATTTGTGAATCTAAGAATATTCTTCTCAATTGTGGATCTTCTGGATATTGAATCCAAAGATGTCCAATAGAAGGTTCAAAAGCTGGAACCAATGTTTCAGGTCTAAGACGGTTAAATCCTATAATATTCTTTTTCTTATCATCCCAAATAATCTCCTGTGCAATATATCCATCAATCAAAAAGTCTTTCATTAATATCCAAGCTGATACAGAATCAGCAAATCCATAACGATTGTAAATTTTCTCAAAATATTCTTGGTACTTATCTTTTATGTCTTGTGAGTAATCACTAGGTAACATTTTCGGAGAGCAAAAGTCCTTATCAGAGTAAATTATACACTCATCACAAACTGTTGAAACAAAATCTCGGATTTCATCTTTAATTGAATACTCTCTTAAAATTCTTCTCTTATCTGCATAGGAACGATCTAAATAAGGTATTGATTTTCTATTTAAAATTGATGCAACTGCTCTTTTTGAGAAAAAATCGTACATTGAATTTCCTTGTTGTGAATAAGGATCTTCATTAATACCTACACCAACCTGATTACGCATAATCATATCATCGTAGTTCATGCCCCAGCTCGATAAATTTCTTAGAATTCTAGAAAATAGTCCACGATTTTCGACTGCAGAATTAGCATTATATTGGAATTGACCTTGTGCATTGTTTGGATTATAAGAAGCCATTTTTTTTCAAAATTTTAAGGTATATATAAAAAATCCGCGTTCCTTTAAGATTACTCCTTAGGAAACTCACCTAGAAATATTAACAACTCCTCTTTAAAGGATTGATATCCTGGATCACTATTTAAATCCTTTAATAAACCATCAACTACTTTTTGAACAATTTCCTTCCTTTCCAACTCTGTCTTACTAGAAGATATTCTTTTATCGGTTTGTGCTTGTAACTCAGGTAAATATTTTCCAGAAGTTTCTTTTCTTCTTTGTTCTATCCTTTCATCTTCAGCTTTTTCAAAGTCCTGTCTAGCATTAGCTTGAGCAGCTAATACATCTTTATACTCGAGCTCTTCAAATTTTCTTAGATGTTTCATATTATTATAGTCGTATTTTATTGTATATATTAATTACTAAATTATGGTTTTCCATACTTTTGCATAGAAGATTGTAATCTAGAAATATGATCTTTTAAAACATCATATTTCTCACTCATATCTAAATTAACATCATAGAAATCACTCAGTATAGCCTTTGTCATTTCTTGATGACGATTTTCCTTTGTTTGTAATTTAGTTTCCCATATCTCCATTAACTTCTTTGGATCATATATATTCCTAGGATGTGAAGAATAGAGAAACCTTGGGAGTAGTTCCAAGTTTATTCGATGTATCTGTTTAATTTGAGCAACATTATATTCTTGGATGGAATACTCAAATCCATACTTAATCAATTCAGAATACATACCCTTGAAATTAACTTCAATATCATCATTATTTTCAAAATTTTTTTCAGTAATGAATTTGTCAAAGATTCTACTTCTCAGTTCAAGTGGAATAAAATTAAAATTGACACCAAGAATAATAATCATATTAGATAACTTTCTCCAATCACAACAGAAAATAGGTGAATATCTCATCCAGTTAGAATCATCCATATAATGTAAGTGGTAGAATCCACCTGAAGTAATGTCCTCTTTAGATATAGATACACAATCTTTATCTGATTTGGTATATTTATCATACATGAAAATTGTATTATTACGATAATAATCTACTAAATCAGTTCCGAAAACCAATTTATTTAATTTAACTCTTTCTTCAAGTGCTCCCATTACAATATATATATTAAATAGATTCAATCTTTAAAATGTTAAATTCTAAACCAAACAATACAAATTACCATCAAGGGAATTTCATCCCAAAATATAGAGATAAACTACTAAAATTAAATAATCAGGGTGGTATATACTATAGATCAAGTTATGAGCTTCGTTTCATGAAGTTTTTAGATATGAACAAAAGTGTAACAAAGTGGGGTGCAGAATGTATCTCTATACCTTATCAACTAACTCACTATGAGAAGAATGGTGATATAAATTTAAAAAGTCATACCTATTACCCAGACTTTTATTACGAAATCGCAGGAAATGACGGAATGACTAAAAAAGTTATAGCAGAGGTCAAGCCAAACTCAGAATACCTGGATACTATTCTTTTGGAGAATAAAGGATTTAAAATACCCCCGAACTCAACACTAAAACAATTAAAAAATCTCGAATATAGAATGAAAATGAGTCAGAAAAATTCTGAGAAGTGGAAGACAATGATTAAATTCTGTGACAAAAAGGGGTGGGAATTTATCATAATTACGGAAGATCACCTTAAAAAAATGGGGATACTATAAGTAATAAAAGAATGATTATTTTAACTACGGAAAATACTAAATCGTATTTAGTATTGAATATCCAATAACTGATAGATCCTAAAAAGGAAAGAGATAATAGAATAATTGAAAAGTATTTCCACTTCATAAATAAAAGTGTAAATAACCAAACCCAATAAAAAATTGTATGTAAATAATAAATTATATCAAATAAAATCCATTTTTTAT